GTTCTCAGCTTTATTATAATCAATAAACTCCAAGTTTTTAATACGGCTAGGCGTAGTAAAATGTGTAGGTCTAGCTGAACTTGAGAGAGAAGTAAGTTTAAACATCTGTGCTAGTTCAGGAATAAACCTAGTAGCAATTAGATTGTTGTAGGTGCTTTTAATTACCTGTGCAATTTGGGCAGCTTCGTTTGTATCTGAGATGCTGTTAACTTCTTCTGAGTCCATATCAGAGAGAATGTTTTGAACCATCTCTAAGAGGGTCATTTTCATTATGCACTCATCCCTACAATTGAGAAGTAGATTGAAGCGTAGTCAACTACAGTAGCATCTACACTCGCATTAGTTTTAATTTCAACGTAATCATTTTGAAAAAGTTGTACAATACCTGTAACCGTAATAGAACCCCAACTACCAGTATTAATAGAACGAATAGTTCTTGATCCTGTTATCTCTGAACCGTTCTTAAACAAAGACCATTCAACATCTCTGGACGGGCCAGTTGCTTGTGAAGAGGACATTGTTAAACCAAGTAGACAGTGTATGTCAGTGCTTGAGTCGTATTTAAAACGGAGATTGGGGGTGGTCAACACTGTGAATCCTAAAGAACTAGCAATAGAAACTGTAGGACTTAAAAACTTACTAGTTATATCTGTAGATAAAGAATAAGAGTATGGTGCTGATTTATTAAACCCAGAGGTAACACCTAAATGTCTATGAATAGGTTGCCATACACCTGAGCCTGTACCATTAGAAATATAAGCAGTACCAGAACTGGCAGTGGCCACACCTTTAGGTTCATGCAGAGCAGTACCTGTAAGAGCAGAGTGTTCAACATTAGCCATTTAGTGTATCCTCATTGGGGGTATCGTTAATACTATTATACCAAGATAATCTGAATTGTCAAGTACTATTTAGTGAGGAAGGAGATTTCTCCCCTTCCCCTTTATTAAACCACTTAGATCGAAGGTGTGGTGATAACAGTAACAAAGTTCTCAGGACGATACAGTTTAACACCGTAACGTGCTGTAGTAACGAACTCAGTACGCTGGTAGTCTTTGTTGAACTCAGTGTCAACTTGTGGCATTTGTCTCCAAGCACCAACAAAGGGAACAACAGTTGAGTCAGCAGAGAAGAACAAGTTAGCTTTACCACCAGTTACGGTTGTAGCACCAATTGTTTCCGAAGCAATGTCAGCCAAGTAGTTCGAAGTATAAACGTCAAAGCCATAGATATTAGCAATGAAAGTCATACCTGTTGAGATACCTGTGTTGACAATACCTTCCCAACGTGGGTTGTTAGATACGTTAGTGATATTCGAAAGAGTATTCAATTCATACTCAACCGAAGGATCAACGATAGCTACCAAGTTACGCTGTGGGACTTTGCCAGTTTTCAACGAGTGCAAAGCTTTAGCAAAGTCTGATACTGCGACAGAGTTAGAAGTACCAGTACCGATCATGCGGTGTGCAGCACCATTGATGGTGTTTGCGTTAGCAGCAGTTTGACCAGCTTGCAATGCCATGATGTCTGTTTCAAGACGTTCCATGATTGCACGTTGCTGTAGTGGAACAAACTGAGACAAGACTTCGTTAGCATAGAACACATCTTGTTCAGCTTTACGGGTCAAGTAGTTACCAGCTTGTAGGTACTCTGTGATTTGGAATGTGAATTGTGCATCATCCAAAGCATCGTAAGTTACTGCAGCGTCTTCCGAATAATCGTTGACAGTTGCATCACCCAACGATGGGATTTTGAATGTATCACCATCAGGGAATTGATCCAACCAACGAACATACTGCATACCTTGCAGTTCGTCACGAAGGATTTCTTTGAGTTCTGCAGACCAAACTTCTGCACGTTTGGCAAGTGCTAGACTTGCTACTGTATTACCAGCCATTTTAGTTTTCCTTTACGAATAAAATTTATCACCCAAACGTGAGGCATCATCCATCATTTGTCGTTGGGTTGAAGGTGAGTAGTAAGCTTTAGAGTTCTCTTTACGAAGCCTCTGGTAGTAATTGAAGTTCTTCTCAGAAGAACCCTGCATTGTAGACCCTTCGGTACGGATCGTCCCACGATACAGAGGCGAAGCTTGAGGTGCTGGCTTACCCATAAGCTGCATAAATGCAGATGGGGATTTAGCTGCCATACTTTGTAACTCAGCTACTGGTAGCCCTAGTTCATTAGCCTTTTGCATTACTGCAGCTTTAGCTTCTGTTCCGTAAGCTTTCTCTAGTTCTGATTCTACGATTGCAATGTTATTTGCTGACGTTGCAGCTTGCTCTCGTTTCCGTAAGGTCTGTTCAACTAGGCTTTCTATATCTGCTTCACTCGAATTTGGCTGGGTAGTAGCTGTGTTCGATGTGCCACTTGTTTTGTTATTGGGGTCTGAAAGTTCAGCAGTGGATGCCGAAGCCGTTTCTCCCAGTTTGTCCGCAACTCCTAGTCGATATGCTTGGCGTTCAAGGTCTTCTTTAAGCTGAGTATTTTCACGTTTCATTTGTTCTATAAAACGATCAGCCTCAATCTTACCTTTGGCCAGAGCTTCGACATCATTGAACTTACGTCCTTCACCCACAAGTTCACCTAGCACTGAAGAGGCGGTCACCTCTGTCGTAGGGTCTGCTTGCATCTGCGAAGTAGGGGTCACCACTTCATCAGAGAATACACTCATAGTTATTCCTTGTCTAAGTTAATGAGTTCCAACACAGTGGTCACTGCTCTGTTGTACCCGTTTCTATCTGCTTGCTTATACGCCCATGAGGGATTATCGTAGTCACTTGCAGGTTGCACATCCTTAAGCATAGGCTCAAGAATTACTTTTAGTCTCTCAAGTATCTCACGTTGTGAAAAGATTACTTGCTTGACTTTATCTTTATCGGCGTTAGTCTTACACTCTTTAAACCAAGCTGCCTTCATTAAACGCCTCTTTGAATTGCTTCTTCTTGTTGAGCTTCATACTCAACCTGTGCCTCTGTAACTACTTTCTGTGTTTCAAGTTGTTCCGTAACAGAAATGTTTTCAGAGAACAAAGCAGGTTCTCCCAACTCATCAGCAAGTATTCTTGCAAACTCTTTGCCCGATAAGTGAGGAGCAACTGTAGGATCAGAAGCTTTGATTTGATAGAGAGTAGTAATGTTTTGTACACGTTGTGCCCTTTCAGCAAAGTGTCTAGCACCCATTGGTACAATTTTACCGTTAGCTTTTAGATCATCCTTAGTGATTTGCTCAAAGTAATAAAGGCCAGTGTTGTCGTTAAGAACACGGATAGTATCTTCATAGTCCATGTTACGGCGACCAGCTTCAAGCATAGCGTTCAAGATAGGTTCAAGGAACACACGTTCAAAGTGTGCAGTCTTATGTTGGAAGATACGACCTGCTGCAGTCATCAAGGACTGTACTTCAAACGCAGTCTTCTCACCTGCACTGCGGATACCCATAGCTTCTCTAGGTGCCCCTGCCATCATTTCCATCTTAGCTTCTAGTTCTCTAATCTGGAAGTCAGCATTCAAAGCTGTAGTGTCAGGAACAAGATAGCCAACATCTCCTTCATCACCTAAGTAGATACGGGCATTAGGTGCAAATTCAAAGTCTTCTACATCACCACGAATCTTAAGGATAGGGTATGCAATCTGATCGAACACATCAGCCTTAAGGTTTTCAAGGTGGTCAATACGGTACTGCATACCAACTAGGTTGTCTAGAGGCCCCATGCTGTATAGGTTGTCAGGGCGATCTCTCCAACCTACGTGGAAGATAGCATCCCTTCCTAGCCAAGATGGGTTCTCTATATTCTGAAGGATGTACGAACGATCTACAACAGTGATAATACGGTTGTTGTGGAACTTACCACTTTCAGCATCGTAGATATCACCATAGAAGGTAAGAAGCTCTACGTAGTTAGACTCGTAGTAGTCAGTGATGTTAGCAAAGCCATCAGCTACAAAACCATCTGACTTACTAGTATCTACTTCATTACCTTTAGCTGTGCTACGATTGGAAAGCATCTTACTAAAGATGTCGGCCATGTACTCATTGTCCATAGTCTCGTCTACTTTCCTTTGTACCTCTCCAAGAGTTACAATGGATCTAACGATTTTAGGACTATCAGCAAACTCAGCAGCAGTAGGATTAAACACGATATCGTATGGTGATATGCGAACTAGTTTAGGGCCGATGTAGTTAACTGAACGATCACCATCTTCATAGTCAGTAGCCTTACGAACAAAGTCTACAGTAGCAAAGCAGTTGCCATACTGAATGTAATCGTTAATAAGTTTACTGGTAGTATTAATAAAGTCAGATTGATTTACTTTGTTTTCCATGTAAGCTTGGATAACATCACGTTTAAGCTTAGTGTTTGAGTCACCATCATTAGCTTCAAACCTCATCCACTTTTTCTGAGGGAACAAAGCTGCAAAGTAGTTAGCATGAAGGTTATCAGAAATCTGAGTAAGCTTAGGGGTAGTGGTTGAGTTAGACCAAGGAAGTTTATTGTTACTAGTTGTACGGGTATCCGTTGCATAAATATAATTACGCAACTCTTTCCACTCTTCAATCTTAGCTGATCTTGCGTTGTTCCAAGTAGACCAGCGATTAGATATCTCAACAGCTAGGCTGTGAGGATCAATAATACTTGCAATGTCAATTGTAGTGCCAGCCATTTTGACTCCTAGTCTAGCTTATGTGATAATTTTAACACAGTATATTTTATTTGTCAAGTGCTAAAATGCAACACCACCGAATTTAGGGTGGAAGACTACATTATTTTCTTGACTTCTACGGTTACTTGCAATAGTGCTAGGCTTAATTGCTACCTCAACTGCTGCTGCAAGACAGTCTTTACAGTCATCGTGAGCAGGGTTAAAAGAAACAAGTTCTTCTTCTAGTACTTGACAGTTGCCACCACGGTAGTGGAACATCTGTAAGTTATCATAACGAGGTTCTAAGACTGCAGCAATACGTTCCTCTTTAGAACCTTGATGTCTGTTTGGTCTATGCTCATCAATCTTTAAAGCTAGACCATTAGGTTTAATGTAGTTATCTTTAAGTTCAGTTACGATAGCTGCCTGTGCTGCTGTACACTCAGCCCTTAACTTTCTGAAGTCCCAACGATTAAGTAGATCTAAGATATGTTTAAAGTACTCAGAGATCTTATCAGTCTTAAATCTATCAATGTCTAAAACATAAACATTGTTTTCAAAGTCAACACCAATAACTACAATAGCTGTGTAGTCAGAACGCTTTCCTATGCTATAAGCAAAATCAACTGCTGCACTTACATTTAGTTTACGATCTTTGTAGTGCCACTGTCCACCTCTACTCTCAAGGTGTTTCTTCTCGTAGTACTGGAACCTATCATAAGCAATTGGTTGACTATCAGGATCAGTAGGATCATTGTAGTACTGTGCCCTGAATTGTACACGGTCTAAGTACTGCCCACGTTTCTTTGATAGAATACGAATATCAAAGCCGAAGTACTTGCCATCATTCCTACGTTGACGAGGCCAAAGGAACTGTCCTGTACCATCCCCATTGTCTTCAACAGATCTTTCCATTACTTCATAGATAGGTTCTCTACCAATGATCTCATCTTTATCTGAGTACACTTCTTCGTGCATCTCCATAAGATCAGAGTATAGATCTTTAGGATGATACCGTGTACCTACTACCCACTCCTTAGCTTCACTACCTTCAATAGATGAAAGCAAAGAGTACTGAGACTTTACTTTGTTTCTTCCCTCATTGGTATAGGCATTTTCATAAACCACGACATCATCAAGAACTGCAATGTCACAGTGTAAGCCTGTAAGGGAAGTGGTAAGACCACCAGTAAAGATAGAAGGGTCACGTATAGCTTCCTTTTTTCTTAGGGGGTGATCAAGAGAAATCTCAGATGCAGTCCACTTTTCTCTTTTACTTTCATCTTTGTTTAAATGTTCAGGCCAGTATTTCTGGTGAATGTCAGATTCAAAGATAGCTTTTATAAACGATAGTTGTTTCTGAGCTAGGTTAGATGTAGCTGAGATATACAAAACTCTTAGGGTAGGGTTCTTAGTTAACTCCCAAGCTACACGATAAGCTACTAGTGCTGACTTACCGTGATCACGAGGAAACAAAAGTAGTTGATGAGTTTTATAATCTTGTCTAGTCCACCACTTACAAACATCTTCATGGCAATTACCAAGGATACGTTGTGGTGCTACAAGCTTAATAAAAGTTATTAAACTATTTTCTGCAGCCTGTTTGATTTCTTCTAAAGTTGCCATAAGTCCTACTTACGAAGGGATGTTTCTATGTTATCTAATTTAGAAAAGATAGCCTTTACAGTTTCTCTCATCTCTTTCATCTCACGATTATGTACTTCTTTTTCAGAAGCTAGTTGAGATTTAATTACTGCAATATCTGTGTGGTGATCAGCCTGACGTTGGTATATTATCCAAACGAAGGCAGTAACTGGGGCTACAACCCATTTCATTATAGTGTCAAGCATTTCCATTTATTCTTATTACCTTCTCATTTGGGCAACTTAATCCATAGGGTATAGCAGTTCTATTACCGTATGGACGTTCTACTGGTAGGCTAGTTGGGCAGATGTAGACGCAGACTGTCATTAGCTTTGCTGGATACATCATAGTG